ACCTTTTTTCGCCAGAGATTTTCTGGCCCAGAAACCGGAGGTGAACCGGGCCTTCATAGATTTTTGCTGCCGCATGGGCTGGTGTTCGCGGCCCAAGGAACGTAACTGGCTGGAATCGGTGATCAGACCCGGTTTCTCACCGGCCACCCCACCACGCCGCACCGAGCACCAGCCCCAGACCGACCAGCCCGGCGAGAACCACGGCGTCCAGACACAGCCAGCAGAACCCCACCAGCCCGGTCAGGACCAGCGCGGATAAACCATGCCTCACCGCCGAATATCGGCGGGATGACCCGGACAAAAATAATTTCGTTTGGGGTTGACATGGTGTCGGCACGGGCGCACTCTCGCCCACGTAATCAGTTTTGACAAGCCCTGAATGGGGCCAGCGCCCGGAAGACGCTGAGATAAATTCGGTCTGTGAGCCAGTGATTATTCAGAGACCATCAAAAATTCCGAAGGCGCATGACCGCCCGGAGGCTGTCCGTTGCCCGCCAGGGCCGCAGGCCGATGCCTTCTTCCACGGTCATGCGTCTTCCGAGGTTTTGGTATGACCTACTCTGAAAAACTCAAAGACCCGCGCTGGCAGAAAAAACGGCTCCAGATTTTAGAACGGGACAACTGGAGATGTGTTAATTGCACAGACTCGGAATCTCAACTTCACGTCCACCACAAGCAGTACGAATCGAAAAAGATGCCTTGGGATTATGATGACTCGAATTTTATTACGCTTTGCAAGGAATGTCATGATGAGGTCACAGCAATGGGAAAAAGGGTGCTTTCGCTCCTACATAACGAAAGATATTTTGTAGCCTTCTGGGGATTGTTTCAGATTTTAGACAGAAGCGATCACGGTTTTGACGCCATTAGAAGGTTATATTTCCATCCTAAAACCGTTGAGGAACTTGCTGCTCTGCACAGGAAAGAAAGAGAAGCGGCGATAAAGCTGGCCAAACAAAATTTGGGGAATTTATGAGCAACATCGCTGTCAACTGGGCCTACAAGCAGAAAATCCGGGCTTCACGCAAATTTGTGCTGGTGACCTTGTGTGACTACGCTAATGACCAGCACGAATGTTACCCCTCTCTGGAGACGCTTTGTGACCAAACCTGCCTTGATCGTAAAACAGTGGTGCTTTGCATTGATGAACTGGTTGATATGAAGCTACTTACCGATACGGGGAAGCGAGTTGGAAAGACCAGTAGTGTGAAAGTTTACCGGATTGGAGGAAGCAGTTCCGAAAACGGAACTACTAAGAACGGGAAGCAGTTCCGTTTTTCCCATGAAGCAGTTCCGTTTTCGGATTCTCCCATATACAAGGAACCATCAGGGGAACCATCAGTACCCAGCAAGTCGGTTTTTAAGGACAGAATAGGTGGCTGGTTCAAACGCAGACCAGGAACAGTCTGGAGCCAGAAAGAACTCAAAGCCCTTCGGGAAGTCTATAACGCCAAGACCCCCGCCGCCGACGTAGCCCTGCTGGAGTCGTATTATACTGCGGATTTGAATGGTGAGCATGACATTCGGCGCCGGGACGTGCTGACCTTGCTCAACCATTGGCCGGGAGAAATTGATAGGGCAAGGGACTGGAAGACCAGACCAGACCGCAACAACTTCGGGAGCAATGGTTCATCACTAGTCCAAAAACAGAAGTTCCTTCAGGACGCCATCCAAGCCCATCCATGCAATAAAAATTCACGGTATCACATGGGAACTGAAACCCCTAAACAAAAAGCCGAGTACGAAGGCTTGAAGCAGAAACTGTCCGAGATAAACACCCAACTCGCCGGGGTGACCCATGCCTGACTCCCTACCACCCAATAGCTTGGAGGCGGAACAGGGCGTCATGGGCTGTCTGGTGCTCAACACGAGGCTGTGCCTGCCGGAGGTGGTGGAACAGGCCGGGTCCGAGCCGGAGATGTTCTACGATCTCAGGCATCAGTTGATTTTCATGACCATCGTGAAGATGGCTGAACAGTTGAAGAACGTGACCGTGCCGACCCTGTGCCGGGAACTAACCCAGGCCGGGGTGTTGGAACAGGTGGGTGGGGCCGAATATATCGGTGGACTGCCTGATCTGGCCCCGTCCGAGCACAACCTTGGTTACTGGCTGCCGGTGGTGAAGGACAAGTACCTGCTGCGAAGGATGATTTCAGCCTGCACCAGCGCGACAGCCAAACTGTACGAGGAACCGGAGGATGCCAGAGGGGCGGTGGACGAGGTAGAGCGCGACATTCTGAAGGCCGGTGAAGGCCAGGTCACCGGCACTTTCTCGGTGATGGGCGACCTGATTCAGGGTGCGATTGACACCATCGAACAGTATCACGCCCGGAACGGGATGTTGCTGGGCGTGCCCACCGGGTTCACGGACTTGGACAAGCTGACCGGAGGATTGCGGAACGGCGACATGATCGTGATCGCCGCCCGGCCCAGCATTGGCAAGTCTTCACTGGCCTTGAACATCTGTGAGCATGTAGCCCTGCGCGAGAATTTGCCGGTGGGTTTCTTCAGCCTGGAGATGAGCAAGGAATCGCTGGCCCTTCGATCAGTCTGCACCGAGGCAAGAGTGAACAGCCGGGACATCCGGGACGGGTTCCTGGCCGACCGCGACTTTCCCAAGCTGACCAGTGCTGCGGGTCGGCTAAAAAGGGCCAAACTTTACATCGCGGATGTCTCAGCCATCACCATCATGGAGTTGCGGGCCAGAGCCAGAAGGATGGTGCAACAGCACGGCATCAGGCTGTTGGTGGTGGATTACCTGCAACTGATGAAGGCCACCAACTCGAAGGGTCAACGGCTGGACAACCGGGAACGGGAAATATCCGAGATCAGTAGTGGCATCAAACAACTGGCCAAGGAACTTCAGATTCCGATCATCGCCCTGAGCCAGTTGAATCGTGACCTGGAAAAGAACAAGGTCAGGAAACCCATGCTGTCCGACCTGCGGGAATCCGGGAGCATCGAGCAGGATGCCGACGTGGTGGGGCTGATGTACAAACCCAAGCTGGACGATGACGATGATGAAGGAGACGCCGTACGGGTGAATCTCGACATAGCGAAACAACGAAATGGGCCAACGGGCATCGTGCAACTGGTGTTCATCAAGGGCATCACCAAGTTCGAGTCCGCGGCCAAAATACAGGATGAACCATGAGAACCAACGAATCACATCTGGATCAGTTCCCGGAAGTCACCTGGGACCGGTGGGCTGGCGACAAGGAAACCGTGATGGTCATCTTCGGCTGGATACCAAGGGACGATGGCCGGTCAGATTTTGTCGTGCTCCGGCTGGAATACGGTTCATTGGTGAGCCTGGTCACTTCATCAGCCAGATACTCCAAGGAATTCGCTGGCCGAACTGGACTGGGCCACGGTGACTGCAAGCGGGTGGAACATGACTTTCCAGAACTCAAATCATGCACTTCAAGTCAGGAAAAATTATGAGTGAACCCATCCACATCATCAGCCTTGGGGCGGGCGTCCAGAGCAGCACAGACGCATTAATGGTTTCAGAAGGCGAGCGCGGGCCGGTTCCTTTTTGTGGGATTTTTGCAGACACCCAGCGAGAGCCTTTGAGTGTTTACACTTGGCTTTCTTTTCTCTGCGGTGTTGTTGTGGAATATACAGCGGATGGAAGGCCGTTTGTCAGGCCGGGGATTTATCAATCAGGCGCGCTAAAATTCCCCGTCCATATCGTCACCCAAGGAGACATTGGAGAGGATGCGCTACGAGTCAGGCAGCGTAAGGATGGCAATGGTTCTTGGGTGCCAAGTGGAGTGCCTCACTATTCAATCAACACGGATGGCACACATGGGCACGGCCCGCGCCAATGCACGCATGATTTTAAGATTATTCCGATTGAGCGGGAGCTTCGACGCATCATCAGAAAAGAGAGAATGAAGCTGTGGAGGCGTCTGCATCGTCCTGCATTGCGGTTAATATCCGCGCACGAAAAAGCTGTGGCTGAGTGGAAGCGAAACAAGAAAAAAGGCATTGAAGGCCCGCCACCTGTTCGCCCGAATGCTGCATGGGATGAGTGCCAAGCCGACCCGCTTACGATTCAATGGATTGGGATTTCAACCGATGAGGCTGGGCGGGCAAAGCCTTCGAGAGTGCCATGGACATTTCACCGCTGGCCGCATTTGGAACGCGGAATAAACCGGGATGGGTGCATTGAATGGTTGAAAAAAAGAAAATTAACCGCCCCAAAATCGGCGTGCGAGTTTTGCCCATACCATGATGACGATGAGTGGATAAGGATGCGCGACCATGAGCCGGAAAGCTTTAATCGTGCGGTGACATTTGACTACGCTTATCGCGCTGCTAAAATCAAAACAGTTTCAGCCAAAGGATTTGAGCCATTCATTCATCCGAGCAGGGTCCCGCTGGACAAGGCGAAGTTTCAAAAATCGCACGGCAAGCAAATGACAATGTTCAACAACGAGTGCGAAGGCATGTGCGGAGTCTGACCATGCACTTCAAACAACTCAAACAATCCCTGATCGAAGTCCGGCCCGGCTACCAGCCCATGACCACGGAAACCGTGAACGGCGACCGGTTCCTGGAACTGTGCCGGCTGGAACGTGAGGGCAAGGTCGTCATGGGCCCGAGCATCGCCATCGTCAACACCAGCCAATACAAGGTGAGTTATCGCCACATCCAACGCCGTAACCAAATCCTCATCACCAGTTCCCAATCCGAAACCCACCCTTGTTACCCATGAAACCCATCACCCCTCACCTCATCGCCAAACTCAAAGTCAAACCCCGCCGTACCCCCATCACCCTCCAAAACCTGGCCACCACAGGGCTCCATTGCTATGTGACCCTGACTGATCCCAAACCTGCCTTGACCCCAACCCCGGAAAAATCCACCCTCACCCCATGAAAACCCTCCCCACCACCTCCACCCATTCCGGCTATAACCTCTCCCAAGTCTGGCGTGACCCTAACTTCGCCATCTTCTCCAAAACCAAACCCAGCCATCACAACAACCACTTCGAAGCCATCCGCATCCAACACCTCAAAGCTGTCAAACTCCCAGATGGTTCTTCCTACCCAGACCGCGAAGCCTATCCCAAAGGTGAACAGTGGGGCACCGATGCCTGGACCTGCTCAACCCTCCAAGCCGCCCGTGACAAGGTCAAGGAATGGGCTTCCTGATGCCTATGTATTTTATTACAGGCTTAACCTGAACAAAATAAGGATAACAGG